AATCTGGGTCAAGCCACCCCTTTTGAACCCCTCAAAAGTCTGGAGCATACCCTGAAGCCTGAATACTTCCTGGGTCATCTGCTCGATGTTCATACGAAGCTTCTTAATGTTCTCTTCGACGTCGACGATAGGCATCTTTGTACTCATTTAAAGTTTTTCCTCTTTAAATCAGTATGCTCACTCGAACTGGTTACTTGGTGAATACAGGCCCAATCCAAGAAATTAAAAAAGAACTTACGGTAAGACCTATCGTGAATGGGGACTTTGGATTTCCTCCACCACCTTTCAAAGTTTTCAGAGCAACTAAGAATGGAGTGTGCGTTCCAAGATTCTACGGAACTGCTAAACTTGGGGAGCCTGGTGAAGATCGAAGACCAGAACCCACCCGTATCCGGACCAGATTCGTCGGGCAGCTCAGAGACGCTACACACCAGAACGAAGCACTCGCAGCAGCAATTCAGGCAGGCCATGGCGTCCTTTCTTTACCATGTGGGTATGGGAAGACGACGGTTTCCCTTGCCATAGCCTGTAAGCTAGGATACCGCACGATGATTGTCGTTCACAAACAATTTTTGGCTGATCAGTGGCGTGAACGCATTCAACAATTCTGCCCGGGTGCTACGATTGGTGTCGTTCAACAGAACAAGAAGGAGGTTGACTGTGATTTTGTCATCGCGATGCTTCAATCTCTTTCCCTCAAGGAGTACTCATTCACAGACTTTGACACTGTGGGTACCTTGATTGTCGACGAAGCCCATCACATCTGTGCGAAGGTGTTTAGTCAGAGTCTCTTCAAGATGTGTCCCCGACACGTCTTTGGACTTTCAGCGACTCCAGAAAGAAAAGATGGTCTCACGAAAGTTCTTCATTGGTTTATGGGTCCAACATTTTTTGCGGTTGAAAGAAAAAATCAAGAACAGGTTGAAGTGTTTCCCGTGACTTTCGATTCAGCAAATTACAGAAACCCGCCACCGTCTATGCGAAACGGAAAGATTTCCATGCCCAACATGATCACAGAACTCGTCGAGGACAGGGCGCGAAACAAGATGTTGGTGGAACTTGTCAAAAAGGCTTCAGCTGGTACGAGACAGCTTCTCGTTCTCAGTGACCGTCGTCAGCATTGTGAACTTCTCCATCAATGTTTTCCCAAAACATCGGGTCTCTATATGGGTGGAATGAAGGAGGCGGCTCTCCAAGAATCTTCCAAGAAGAAGATCATCTTCGCGACATTCAGTCAAGCCCACGAAGGTCTCGACATTCCAACTCTCGACACTGTCATTCTAGCTAGTCCCAAGTCTGACATTACCCAAAGTATCGGTCGCATCATGAGAGAAACAAAGGGTAAGAAGAATGATCCACACATATACGACGTCCACGATCCGTGGTCTGTATTTACGGCGATGTATTACAAGCGGATGAAAGTGTATCGTCAAGGTGGGTTCAAGATTCACGGGAAGGTTATCGAAGAAAAGAAGAGTGACTTCCCTCAGGGAAAGTGTCTGTTTTTATAATCTGAACAACTATTAAATGTCTGGTGCATTAATACAACTTGTGTCTAAAGGTGTTCAAGATGTTTATCTCATGAGTGATGAAGGACACTCATTCTTCCGTACGAAGTTTACGAGGCATACGAATTTTTCCCAAGCACCAAAGTTTATAAAAACAATTTCCGTCGATGACACATCGATCACCATCCCAGTTTTGGGAGATGTCATCAATGGACTCTGGTTTGAAGCTGGTAGTAACAGTCGAGACAACATCGCATCGAATCTTTTTTATAATTCGACGATCGATCTCTTTATCGGTGGACAGAAGATTGATTCGCAACACTTTGATTATTTCAGTGAGATTTGGCCAAATTACTTAGCGGACACGTATAACAAGTCACAGGAACTCAACAACAAGGCTTCTCTTTCCAACAAGTTTTTTGTTCCGCTTCATTTCTTCTTCTGTGATCACAAGGCATTCTTACCCCTGGTCGCACTCCAGAATCATCAGGTTGAGATACGAATTAATTTCAACGAAGCGAACACTGCAAACATCCCCGGGACTGAAAAGCGGGCACATATGTATGGAAATTACATCTTTCTCGATACGGAAGAACGGGAACGACTTGTGAAACGCTCGATGGATTTTGTCATTACCCAGACACAGCGAATCGAGTTTCCACTCGAAGCCATCACGGACAACGTGACGCAATCTGGTGGAAACAACACCTTTGACATTTCGGCATTTAACCATCCTGTCAAGTCCCTATTTGTTGGGTTCGGTGCCAGTCAGATTAACCCAGCTCTCGATCGATTTTCGTTTAAAAACATGGATATGTACATCAACGGTACACCTCTTTTTGAAAATATGAGCCCGACGTATTTCCACACGATCCAAAACTATTACAAGTCAACCTATGGTAGAACGTACTATAACCCTCCAACCCATTCACCGACGTACACGAGATACTTTGCGTATCACTTTTGTGTAAACGCTTCAGAATATAATCCATCGGGGTCATGTAACTTTAGTCGTCTCGACAACGCGAAGCTCGTGCTCAGGGGTGTCGAAGCCGTGAATCGACCTCATGCCTATGTGTATGCCGTCAACTATAACGTACTCAGGATCAAGGATGGTTTAGCTGGAATTTTATTCGGTAATTAATGTATATGGCGACGCAGGCAGAAGGCATTCTTGTCACGGCCGGCCAGATTTATGTCAGCAGTTTAGATGCCGCACCCAGAGAGACGGATGTTATTTCGGGTGTTGCGAGTATCGATGCTGGTGAAATCACAGCGGATGAGATTACAGTTTCGAATCTTAATTTGTCCGGTGAAATGATCGCTACAGGTGATACACGGTTCACGGGAATCACGACGCTCAACCGCTCGACGGTGACACAGTTGGGTATAAACGTACCCACCGCTCAACTCTTCAATAATTTTCAGGTTGGTGTCGACGATTTTTCAATCGACACGTCACGTCAAGATCTTGTCATCATCAACGGGAATGTTGTAGCCACAAACGTATTCATATCAGACACACTCAAAACAAGTTCCGGTACATTTTTAATCGACCAAAACGCATCGAACGTTTTGAAAATTTCTGGAAATACATTCTCTTCGAATGCTACGATAGGTACACAATTGACTGTCGGTTCTGAAGTTACGGCCGATACGGGTGCGAACGTCGCAGTCTTTAAAAACGGTAACGTTGTCGTACAAGATGGTTTCCTTCGGATCATCGGTGATGTAGACATCTCTGGAAATCTGGCCATCACAGAGATTCCAGATTATACGAGTGTGAATAACCTCGTGGTTTCGAATGCTGTTATACAGATGGGTACAGGAAACAACGGAGCATACGATACGGCGGTACTCATGGTGGATCAACCGGGTGCCTCGAACATCTTCCTCGGATATACACAAAGTGATGACACGTTTAAATTATCCAGGACTTTTGGTGGACCGACGACAGATACTTTTACACTCGATACCTCAAACACGACAAACCTCCACATTTTAGGTGAGTTGTATACCCAAAACAACGTGGGAATCACAAACACTTCACCCATGCACACACTCGCTGTGGGTTCTAATCTGTACGTGGACGACACTGCGGGTACTTCCAACCTCCTTCACGCGAATGGGTATGGCTATTTTGAAGGTTTGCGTATCGGTGACAGTGGTCTCACAGTCGGTGACCTCATCACACTCGATGCAGACGCGGCGATTCCTATGGTGGTGACGTCCACGATTCAATCAGATGGTTTACAAACAACTGGTGTGAGCCCCGCGGGTATAGCGAATACGAACCCCACGGATACGTTGTCCATCGGTAATAAAGTATTCATCAATATCGCGGCATCAAACACACTCACTGTCATAGGTAACACTGCGACGGGTAGGCTCATCACAGAATCTATTGTCGTACAGGATTTCATCGAGGTTGAAGGTGAATCCGGTATTTCGTCGGCGGCGAACGTCATCATCCATGGTGATATCCAGGGTGGTGATTCGCTATCAAATACCGTGAGTATCAGAGCAGGTCCCCAGGCGTCGAACATATCCGCCATCGAAGTGAATGGTGCGAAAACATC